TTGTACATGATGTTCACTGAGAAACGTGGACCCGTTCCCTTCAACGCTAACGACGAAATTTACTTTGAATTCACGGCTAAAGCAACTGCGGCTACCACATGTAACTTCAGTGTCTGGACGTATGATGCCCCGACCGGAGGTACTTCCTCTGTTACTAGCAAATCGGTAACCATTCCTGCTACAGCTACTCCGGTTACCGGAGTCATTGCCGTCACCACCTACAAGACAGACGCCTCATACTTCCTCATTGGTCTTTCCAGTGTAGCCAGCAAGGGTATCCAAGTCAAGGATGTCAAGGTTTACCGTCGAGACGGTGGAGAGCTACTTGTGGACGGTGCAATTACCACCAACCATATGAAGTCTGGCACCATTGATGCTGGAATCCTGTCTGCCGCATCGATCACCTCCGACCTGATTGCATCAGATGCGATCACAGCCAAGGTTATCTCTGTCGGTGACTTCACCAACATTGCGACTGGTGGTGGATTCGATACGACAGGTGATAAGGCCAACTGGAGTGCGCTTCCCGTAAACACTAACTGGTCCACGACATCTCCTGCCCCCGGAAGCCTAGGATACGTTACCGCTAACGCCAATACGGGTTCGCGTAGCTTGACGTTGCTCAACAAGCCGTCCGTACAGCCCGGAGACGAATACTACATCTCCCTCTTGTACAAGACTTCTTCTGACTACAACGGAACAGCCAACAACTCGAAATTCCGTGTTGGAGACCAGAACAATTCCCACCTACTGTCATTGAGTTATACCACTATTAGCTCAAGCTGGATACCAGCCACAGCAAATTATGTAGTGCCTGACACTGGTGTGAACGCGCTTACACTTACGCTTAACTTCGATAATACCGTTGGATCGGTGTCTGTCGATAACGTTGTCATGAGGAAGAAGGCTAGCTCTACTCTGATCGAAGACGACGCGATCACTACCGATCACATCCGTGCCGGAGCCATTGATGCAACCAAGCTCTCCGCGAATGCTGTCACGGCAAGTGCTATCTCCGGTAAATCGATCACCGCTGATAAGCTTATCATCTCATCCAGCAATAACCTCATCATCGAGCCTGATTTTGAGTTGGGTGCAATATCATGGGAGACGTCTGGCACAAACAAAGCTTACCGCTCCGCTGGTGGCCGTGCCGGTGGTGACGCTATCCGCTTCACTGGAACAACAAGCACACAGTCATCCTACAACCTAACCAGCAAAGTTGGTACTGTTGTTACCAATAAGGTTTCTGTTGATGATGACAACAGGTTCCGTGGCTCAATCTGGGTAAAGTCCAACGTCGCGCTCTCNAGTGACAAGATACGCCTAGGNCTACGATACACCACTTCGGTGAGTCCACTGGTCACCGGTACNGCTACGATTGCCAACAACTCGTCGTCGNCCACAGCAGCAAACTATCTTCCGGCNAACTCATGGACACAGCTTTCCGGAATCTCTGCGGNTCTCCCGGCTAATACGGTATATGTTGAGTTCTATCTCAGTGCAACGCTCCCCAGCACAACGGCGACAATTGACATTGACGCCGTCTCCGTTACACGTGCCATGGACGGAAACCTCGTGGTTGACGGTCAGATCACCGCAAGCAAGCTTGAGACCAATATGGTGCTGGCAACAACCATCATTGCCGGTGACCCGAATGGAATTCACGCGTCCATGGAGCCTGCCGGTTTCAAAGTTTACGCTCCTGATCCGGGCGGTGGGCCTGCTAAAGAAGTTGTCCGTCTGGGTGTTGCCGCAACCGACGACTACTTCGCCATCACCAAGTCTACAGGCGACTTGGCAGCTTCCATCTCGGCGGAAGGTGTCATGTATGCTCTGGACCTGAATGCCTCACGCGCCCTATTCTACAAGGGTGACGAGTTGCAGACTCTGTTGGATGATAAGCCTCGCGGGGTTGTTGCGGCGGCTTACCGCGATACTAGCTCTGCGATCAACGGTGGAACCACCAACGGCGATATCCCGTACCTTCGTTTGGAAGCATTCATGGAAGTCGGACGTGTCTACAAGATCTCCACATCCCCCATGAGAATTTCAAGGGATGCTGGTGCATCAGTAACGGTAGGTATCAAGTACAATAGCACTGGAAATGCAACAACCCCAGCGCTGGCTACGGTGTCCTCCGGTAACTTGACACAGTCCATCGTCTGGGATGAAGCCAATGCCCCGATGTTGAATGAACTGTTCGCCCTTACCACCGGATCGTCCCGCTGGGTCTCCTTCCTGATCTGGCTGGGAGCAGTCGGTGGAAATGCCGGATTCCGACCGGCATCAGGGTACCCAGTACGCCTCATCATCGAAGATGTTGGGCCAAACCGCAACACCATCGGCAGCGGTGTCTCCGTTGACGGAAATGCTACACCTCCACCAGCCAAGAACACCTACACCAAGCAGTACTACGCACTGGGAAGCTCCAACTACAAGGGAGACGGAACCGTTTACTCCTACGATTCTGGTAGAATGTATCAGGGACTCTCGCCTGCTGGTGTTGGTAACACCAAGTCCCTTGCGTACTTCCCAAGCATGACAGGAGACCTCAGCGGTGCAATCGTAAATAACATCCGAGTCTACTTCATGTTTGACCACTGGTACTACAACTCCGGTGGTACAGCACGAATTACCTTGCACGGTCAGTCGGGACTCCCGGCTACGTTCCCGACCACATATGGATCGCCTGCCGTATCATCTTCAGGTTGGCCGAAGCCGGGTGACCGTTGGGTGACCATCCCGACCAGCTACTACGGAGGGTTCGTCAACGGGACCTATAAGGGTGTTGCTCTTGAAGGTGACGGAACCTACAACACGTACGGTATCGCCCAACGTCCAGTTATTGAAATCAGTTACACGAAGTAAGGAATCAGATGTCTAATCTACTGAAATATGCCCGAGCAAAAGACGACCAGAACTTTATCTGGAGAATCGCTGCCGCCATGATGGTCCACGCGCAGGAAATCGAGCACTGGGATTTGCCTGCAAACCAGCGAGCGTTTGTTACATGGGTATTTGCTAACCCTATGGTGGCCCACCAGACTATGGTGAACCACGTAGCCACCAACACATCGATTGCAGCTAACGTGGTTGTGGATAACGGTGCAGTCAGCACCGATGCCGTCCCGGATGATGACATTCAGTACGTTGTCAATCAGGCTTGGGATGCCGTAGCGCTTAGCGCTTTCTAGTCAGTAGAGGGAGTGCTGTCACTGAGTGGCGGCACTCCCTCTTCTTTCATGCGATATAATAGAGTCATTACGAATTGACGAACAGGAACCACCATGTCAGACTACCCAGACATTGACTACTCAGCCGTTGCCAAGTCTTTTGCAACAGATTACGCTACTGAAGTTTTCATGAAGAAGCAATATGAGAATATCGTTGGAAAGCTCAAGGCACAGCGTGACGACCTCCAGATCCAGCTAAATAACGCCAACGCGAGACTTGCGGCCATGCCCACCGATGAGCCACCTGCCGGTGAGGCAGACGTTAGTTAACTAGTCGGGGCGGTAGAGAGATCTGCCGCCCTTTCTGCATTTCGTTTTCTTTCATACGATATAATAGAAGGTAGACCCGCTACCAGATTAGTGCGGCTTTGACAATTGATGAGAGAAGTATGACATGGAATATTACGTACGAGATGGCGTAAGAACCCGCAAATTGGACGGAACGAAGCTGGCCGACAGTTCCAGCAGGGAACCGGGCAAGCCCCGATGGGTGGAGTTTGAACTCTACAGAACCCCTACGAACCAGTACGTCCTTGCAAGGATTGGTGTAAGCATATACTACCATTCAGGGGAATGCCAAACCGTGGCGCGGAACAAGCTTTCGGCGGTGGACGGTGCAGAACTGTCTCCCGCCTACATGCCGTGCAGCTACTGCAAGCCGGATCGACTTGACATTGAGGGTGTCTACCCCGAGACCCCGCGCTACTCAGCCTACGTTTGCACAGACGCCGTTGGTGTGGTAGCATCGTTGATGAAGCGTGACAATAACAAGACCGAATACCTGACCAATGTCGCCCGTCGCCTGCTCATGGATGCGGCCCGGTTCGATTCGGCCATCCACGATGCCTTCTACATGGACAGCATCGAGTAGACTTTCGCGCCCTGCCATGGTAGAATGGAGGCTGACGAAAGGACACTATGTTTATACTACTTGACCGACCTTCCAATGAAGAGTTCTCCCGGATCTATGACCACATCAACAGTCTTGATGACCGGGAAATCCCGTATAAGATGGATGCCGAGGACTACGTTCCGAACGGCCCTCACCACCTCGTTCGAGATCTCCCCGACATTTCGGATGAGCCTGAACGATGGTCCAGCCTGTACCTCGCCTCGCTCGGTGCACGCCTCTACAGCAACCATGTGGATGAAAAGCACTGGATGTTCAACTCTCCGATCTTTGCCGGTCCCATCCCGTCTGCGGATAAGACCCGCAAGGTTGCCGTTGATGGTGCCTTCGCTGAAGGTCGGGCTAGCTATTTTCGCCAGTTTGGTGTAAACTACATTGGCCGTGCCAACGTTGATCCACAGAACATCTTCATTCTGGACAACAAAAAGGGTAACCCGCTCCACGACCCGGAGAAGGACCCCTCTCTGGAGGCCCTGTACGCCTCTCTGCCGGACGATTGGTGGGGACTGTGTGGATTTGTATCCACCGGCAATATCAACAAGCTGGAGGCCTTCTTGGAGGCTGTTCCTAGCATCATCCCGATTGCTCACACCACTGGTGGAATGGCAAAGATGAAGGCCCTAGGCTTCGACTACGTAGAGGCCACCACTCCATCACCTACTCCGGACTACGGAGTCAGAGTCCGAGAATCGGCAAACCGTCTCAGCTACAAGTTGAGCCTCACTCCTGAGGAACTAGAGGCCCACCAGAAGGCTGAGGAAGAGCGCGAGCTTGCACATGAGAATGCGCGAAAGCGGGCGCTTGGCATCATATAGACAGGCCAGAAAAGGATAACCCAATGATAGACGTACTCGACGTGACCAGTGTTGAACCGGGCGTAGGTTACGTCTATCGTTGGGTGAACCTTGTCAATGGTAAGATGTACATTGGTTCGCATGATGGCAGTGATCCAGCGTATCGAGCCTCTGGTATACTCATCCGTAGGGCTTTCAAGAAGCATGGGTTTGAGAACTTTTCGCGACAGATTCTATATATCGGGGAGGACTTTCGTGCTGAGGAGGAACGACTGCTTATCCTTGTGGATGCAGCTAGTAATTCTGAGTACTATAATCTAAAGAATTCAGCAATCGGCGCTGGATCGGGTTCGAATAACCTCTTCTACGGGAAGAAACATACGCCAGAGGTCAGGGCTATGATCAGTTTGTCGGTGAAAAGCCGCCCTAACCCCATGTTGGGAAGGACCCATAGCAAAGAGTCCAGAGACCGGATGTCGTTGAACACTGACATGCGTGGTGAGAAGAACTCCATGTATGGGTATGTGTGGAGCGCTGAGCAGCGTGCCGCACAGAGCGCCAAACTCCGGGGCAGGATAGTGCCAGAAGATCAACGGGCAAAAATCTCTGCTGCAATGGTGGGAGAGCGTAACCCTTTCTATGGAAAATCCCATAGTGATGCCGCAAGGGAGAAGATATCTGAAGCGGCAAAGGCAAGGCCAAAGATAGCCTGCCCGTATTGTCCAGTAACTGGAACATCTGCGAATATGTCTAGATGGCATTTCGATAACTGTAAACAAAAAGAAAAAGGAATAAATGCCACGACTACCTGAAGACACGAGCCTTCGGCTTGTAACCTCGATTGATGATCTCTTTGAAATGAAACGCTGGTTTGGCGAGCGACGGGATGTGCTCGGCCTCGACAGCGAAACGTCAGGATTGGACCCATGGGCACCGGGAGCAAAACTCAGGCTGATCCAGATCGGTGATCACCGTGAAGGCTGGGCCATCCCATGGGAAGGCTGGGGAGGCGCAGCCATCGAGTTGCTGGACGCGTGGAAAGGTGATATCACGCTCCACAATGCATCCTTCGACGCCAAATGGCTCAAGGTGCATGCCAACTGGGACATGCCTTGGTCGAGAACCCACGACAGTATGATCATGTGCCAGATTGAAGACCCTTCCAGCCCTGCTGACCTGAAGACGCTCTCAACGCGTTACGTTGATCCTATGGCTGACGCTGGCCAGAAGGAACTCAAGTCGGCCATGAAGGCTCACAACTGGACGTGGGCAACCATTCCGGTGGACTTCCCTGCCTACTATCTCTACAGCGCCCTTGACCCCGTACTCGCTGCCCACCTTTGGTCATACTACAGGACCGATAAGAAATTTCCAATAGCCTATGACCTTGAAATGTCCGTCCGCCGTATTTGTACGGAGATGGAGATGACAGGTATGCGGGTGGACCTTGAGTACTCCAAGAAGCGGTTCGATGAACTGAAGCTTCAGGTGGAGCAGGCCAAGGCGTGGGCCAAGGAAAACTGGGGGGTCGCCATCGGCTCCAACGTGCAGCTTGCCAAGTTCTTTCAGGATGACCTTGGGGCAAAGTTCGAGGTCTTCTCAAAGACTTCGGGCAACCCGTCCGTGGACAAGAACCAGATGGAACTCTTCTTGAAGGATGAGAACCCCACGATCCGTGAAGTAGCACGGTTTATCAACGAAACCCGCAACGCGGACAAGATGTCAAACAGCTACTTCAAGAACTTCCTTGAAATGAATAGGGAAGGCATCGTACACCCGTCTGTCAAGACCATGGGTGCACGTACTGGCCGTATGTCTGTGACGGCTCCGGCTCTCCAGACCATCCCCAAGGACGACGCCATGGGTGTCCGTAAGGCGTTCATTCCTCGCAATCCGGGGGATGTGCTGATTTCGTGTGACTACTCACAGGTTGAAATGCGTCTTCTGGCGCACTTCTCCGGTGATCCTGCCCTTCAGGCAGCATTCAAGGAAGCTGACGCTACCGGTGGAGACTTCTTTGTGTCCATTGGCCGACAGGTGTACAATGATCCTACGTTCTCCAAAAAGGACAAGCGCCGTGGCCTGATGAAGGGTGTCATGTACGGTGCCGCTTACGGTTCCGGCATCCAGAAGATGGCCGATACGGCTGGCGTGACCTTCGAGGAAATGAAGGCAGTTTCGGATGACATCTTCAAGGCGTACCCCGGAATCAAGGCGTTCATGCAGGACACTGAAAACCTTGGCAAGCAGCGCGAAGAATCTGAGGGCACCGGCTACATCATCACCGGTACCGGACGACACATCCCTGCTGACGCTGGAAAGATGTATACCCTAACCAACTATACGCTTCAGGGAACTGCGGCTGAGTTGATGAAGAAGGCTATCGTACGTCTAGATGCGGCAGGCTACACGCCGTATATGCTTATGGCCATCCACGACGAGATGATCTTCTCCATGCCCGCTGACATGGTTGAGGAAGCTCTTCCGGAGATCGAGGCTCTGATGTCCTACTGCAACGGTGAATTCGATGTGGACCTGCCTGCCGAGCCTGAAATCATCGGGTCGGAATCTTGGGGACAGAAGTACGCTGCATGAGATTCTGTAAATGCCAGTGCCGATACCTTTTGTGTATTGACCCCGGACTCGCAACAGGTGTTTGTCTGGTCGATCTGATCGATCCAGACAACCCTGTTGTGGTCTGGTCACAGGAAGTGACAATGGAGCAAATGTATGATAAGATCGAAGACCTGATCAAAGAGGAATCAACTCACGTCGTCTTCGAGCGGTTCAAAATCACCGAAGAGACGCCCGACTCCCCATGGTCTCTTGAGCACATCGGGAATATCAAACTCTTCTGCTACCGTTACGGAAAGCAGTGGGACCAGCAGACTCCATCGGATGCTAAAGAGTTCTCCACCAACGAAAAGCTGAAAGCCGTGGGCTTCTGGCACGTCGGTGGGGAGGGTCACGCAAACGACGCACTGCGTCACGCCATGTTGTGGATCGTGAGGCGGAATATGCGTTGGACACGCAAGCTACTTGTGTGATAGAATGAAGGACTACTGACAAGATAACAGGTACTAATGGCAGCAATTCTCGCTGAAATCGATGAAAATGATCCAACAAAAATCAGGATAGCAGAGTTCGAATGGAAGTACAAGGTTCTTCTGAACAATATTCCTTCCGCATACTTTGCACCTAAAGGACAGTACTGGCAGTACAGCCTCACATGGCAGACCTGCCTTGCTCTCCAGAACACCTTCAAAAGCAACCTTGAAGTAGGTCCGAAGCTCAAAGAGTGGATGATGGACCTCTACAATAAGGTTGTACTCCCAGCATACAACATGCGTATGGAGATCACGCCTCAGGGCTGGGAAGAAATCATGCCCGACATTGGGCTGTACCCTCACCAGAAGGGCGACGTTGCGTTCCTGACAACCGTCAAACGTGGTATGCTTTTTAACGGCATGGGCAGTGGTAAGTCCATCTCATCCATGTCTGCCATCCGCATGCATGCCGCCATGGGCGCAGATGTCTTCCCGATGTTCATTGCCTGCCCGAACTCTACAAAGTTCGGCTGGGCCAAGGAGATCGACAAGGTGTGGCCGGGACTGAAAATCAATGTGATTGACGGAACCGCGACACAGCGTAGGAAACTGCTTGAAGAGCAGGCCCATGTCTACATCATGAACTGGGAGTCCATTCGGTCACACTCAAAGCTGAAAGCCTATGGCTCAACTGCTTTGAAGCGCTGCACCGACTGCAAGGGGCTTGATAAGAACGTGAAGCCTGCCTCCTGTGAGGCTCACGCCAAGGAACTGAACATGATTGACTTCAAGACGGTCATCGGTGACGAAATCCACCGTATCAAGGACCCGTCTTCCAAGGTCTCTCGTGCGTTCAAGGCCGCTACGGGCAAGGCAGAATTCAGGATCGGTCTTTCGGGAACCCCGATTGCCTCTACCCCTGAGGATCTGTACTCGCCACTGAACTGGCTGTTCCCGGAAGCTTACCCTTCCAAGCAGAAATACATTGATCGCTTCTGCCTCACGGCGGAATCGGGCTGGGGTCCGAAGATCGTTGTCGGCCTGCGTCCAGAGATGGAGCAGGAGTTCTTCAACGGTATCGATCCTTTCACGCGCCGCATGTCCAAGGAAGTCATTCTTCCATTCCTCCCGCCTGTCATTTACGACCGTCGAGATGTGGAGATGGGTGCCAAGCAGGCCAAGGCGTACAAGCAGATGCAGGAGCAGATGATTGCCGAAGTCGCCAACGGGGACGTGGTTTTCACTACCTCACCGCTGACCAAGGCTACACGTATGCTCCAGTTCTCTTCCTCATACGCTGAGGTCGAGTACCGAGACATCTATGATCCCGCCCAAGACATGGTGATCAACAAGCAGTATGTCCGCTTGTCCGATCCGTCCTGTACGCTTGACGCGTTCATGGATGACCTGCCTGACTTTGGTGACGAATCACTGGTAGTCTTTGCAGTATCTTCCCAGCTTATCAACATGCTATCAGCACGTCTGGACAAGCTCAAGATCCCGCACGGACTTATTACCGGCGATCAGGACGCCAAAGAGCGTGAAATGCACATGATGAACTTCCAATCCGGTAAGATCAAATACATCCTGTGCACGATTGCAGCCGGTGGCACCGGTATTACCCTGACTCAGGGCAGTACAGCCGTCTTCCTTCAGAGGTCTTGGTCGATGATCGAGAACCTTCAGGCAGAGGCGCGTGTCCACCGTATCGGGTCGGAGAAGTATGAATCCATCCGCATTGTCGATTACGTCACCAAGGGAACCTCTCAGGAGATCGTAATCAAAGCCGTTGCCGAAAAATCTGACCAGCTTGAGAAGATTCTACGCGACAAAGTCCTCCTTGAGAAGTACCTAAAGGGAGAACTATCCGAAAAACCAGAACCGAAAGAAGACGAATGACCACCGAAGCAACATCCGTAAAGCCTGTGAACCTTGACGAGCTTGAGCTTACTCCTGCCCGGTTCCGCAGTGATGTGACTGTCGAACTTGTGGACTCCATGGGCACGGAAGAGAACATTGTCCGGGCCGCTAGGGTTTCCACCAAGGGAGCAGAATCTAAGGGCACAGAAGCCAACACAGGGCTTGTGAAGTACCTTTACCGAGAAGGCCACGGTACCCCGTTCGAATCCGTTGTTCTTCAGTGGTACTTTGAAACTCCGATCTTCGTGGACCGCCAGATCATGACCCACCGTCTCGCCTCCACCAATGGTGAATCGGGCCGGTACAAGCAGATGGAAGGCGTTTTCTACGTTGTAGGGGAGGAACGTCCACTCGTTCAGGTTGGTAAGGTCGGAGCCTATGAGTTCGAGCTTGGCCGTCCCGATCAGCGAGACGCTGTGCAGTTTGTCCAGCGTTCCACTGCTGAGGCGTCATGGGAGAACTACCAGAAGCTCAAGGCGTACGGCATCTCCAACGAGGTAGCCCGAGAGCATCTTGCTCCCACTCTCTACGTCTCACGTTACTGGACGGCAAATCTTCGCAGCACCCTGAACTTCATCTCCCTCCGTAAGGATTGGGGAGAGGGTGCAGACCATCAGTCCAAAGCTCAGTACGAGATTTCACTCATGGTTGACAAGATGGCCCCGATTGTGGAAGAGAAGTTCCCCACCGTCTGGGAATGCTTTGTAGCAAAGGGCTACCGAGTAGTTTGACATTCAAACAAAGTTAGGCTAAAATGGAGTATAACACAGAGCCTTTCTTGGGGAGGAATCCGGAGTCGGTGTCCATCACCAACTCCGAGATTCAAACCTTCAAGGACTGCAAGCGTAAGTGGTGGCTGGGTAACTATCGTGCCCTGAAGCCGAAAAAGAAGGTTGTCATGGGGCCGTTGTCCCTTGGTAACCGCATCCACAACTCCCTTGAACTGTTCTACACCACTGGCGAGAATCCTGTGGACGCTTACGAGCGTTTCAACAGGATCGACAACGCACTCTTCCTTGAGTCACCGGATGCAAACTTTCCGGAGAATGTCAAGAAGTACAACAGTGAGGCGGAACTGGGACGTATCATCCTTGAAGGATATATGGACTGGATGAGGGAAGAGAATCCGGATGCCGATATTGAAGTGATCGGCGCGGAACAGAAGCTCTCCTACCGGCTGACCGATTTCGACCCTCGTGTTGAGATCATGGGCAAAACCGACCTCAAGGTCAAGCGTGCTTCCTCCGGGAAACACGCCCTGCTTGACCACAAGACGGCTCAGTCCTTCGGTATGTATTACGAGACCTCCCACATGTCCGAACAGCTTATGCTGTACGTCATGCTGGAGAAGCTGGATACCGAGAACGGTGATCCCAATGTGGACGGCGGAATCTACAACCTTCTGAAGAAGGTCAAACGCTCCGGCACCGCCAAACCCCCGTTCTATGAACGACTCGACGTGCGCTTCAACGACAAGCAGCTACAGTCATTCTGGATTAGGACTTTGGGTACGGTTCGTGATATAATGGAACTACGAGACCGGCTGGACGCTGGCGAGGACCACAGGTTCTACGCATATCCCAGCCCAACACGAGACTGCACTTGGAAATGCCCGTTCTTCCAAGTCTGTCCGATGTTTGATGACGGGTCATCTGCGGAAGCCATGCTTGAAGAACTCTATGAGCAAGTCGATCCCAATGCTCGATATGAAGATACAAATGATACACCATAAGAAAGCGGTACTACATGTCCGATAGAGCACTAAGTATTCTTGTGCATGGACTGGCCGGAGCAGGTAAAACCACTCTCGGAGCCACTGGCCCAAAGCCCATCCTCATCCTTGACGTTGAGAAGGCTGCACGATTCATCAAGGGCCGTAAGGTCAAATGGAACCCTCTCACAGATGCCCCTCCCGTTGCTGACGGTACTTGGGATATCTGCACGGTGTCCGTTGATACCTTCGACAAGGCCCTGAAAGCCTACGAGTATCTGAAGAGCGGTCGTCACCCGTTCAAGACAGTTGTGGTAGACTCTATTTCTGAACTTCAGTCTAAGGCTGTAGAGAAGATCAAGGGTCGTCAGCAGCTTCAGACTCAGGACTGGGGAAAGCTTCTTTCCTCTATGTCGTTCTTCTGTCGAGATCTTCGTGACCTGACGGATGACGAGAACATTATTGAGGCAGTCATTATCACCGCCATGTCACGCGACTATGACGGTATTATCAAGCCCTACCTTCAGGGTCAGATTGCCTCTCAGGTTCCGTACTGGATGGACATCACAGGTTACCTGTATGTCCAGCAGACCACGGACCCGACTACGGGAGAAATCAAGGATGGCCGCAACCTTCTGATCGGCAACCACCCTAACTACGAGGCTAAGTCTCGTGTTCCGGGTCTGCCGACAGTGATTGTTGATCCTGACGTATCCCGCATGCTGGACGAGATCTTCGGTCCAGATGAAACACAACAGGCTGTAGTTGAAGCCCCAGCACCTGCCGCTCAGGTTGAGCAGCCGGTTGCTGTACCTTCTGGGATGCCTGAAAAACCAAGTATCTAAGCACAACCTAGCACAACTAACACCAAAAAACAAGAATCTGAATTAAGGAACACCGAATGCCCGCAATGAACTGGAAAACTCTGATGGATCAGGCTGAAGAAGGCGCAAAGGAATTTGCTCTTCTCGATGAAGGTATGTACACCTTCGTCATCAAGGACCCTGCCAAGGTCGGCCAGACTTCCAAGGAGAACCCGAAGTTCTCCATCAACCCTTCGGTCGAGTCCGGTGAGCGTGCAAACGCCCGCGTATGGCACGACTTCTCCGTGAGCGACAGCGCATACGCCATGAAGACCTACTTCTTCGGTGAGCTTGCCGCTCTGGGACTTGACGCGAACTTCTTCGCCACCAACCCGACCGAACAGCAGATCGCACAGGCTCTTCAGGGCCGTCGCTTCGTGGCCAGTGTCTTCCACGAGACCGGCAATGACGGCAAGACTCGTGCCAAGATCGTTAGCGGCTCCATCCAGCCTGCGGTCGGTAGTGCACCGTCTGCCGGTGTCCCCGGTGGTCTGCCTGCTGCTCCTGTAGCGGCTTCAAACCCGCAGACCGCTCCATCCCCTCAGGCCGCTCCTGTTGTGGCTTCACAGGCCGCTCCTGCGGCTCCTGAGAACCCTTGGGGTCCGCCTGCTGCCGCTCCGGCTGCACCGGCTGCGTTCAACAACTCGGTTCCGCTGCCTCCGTCCTTCGGCGGCTAAGCACTAAGCACCACCTTAGAGTGTGGCCCTGTGACATTGTTGCAGGGCCACACTTTTCCCTATACACTAAGAAGAAAGACACAATGACCCTCGCACAGGTAAAAGAATTCAACACCATCTACGGTGTTCCCGTCTCCGATGTAGCCACCTCGCGTGTCCCGGCTGACAAGCTCCGCTATGCTCTGATTGCGGAAGAATTTGAAGAGCTTCTGGAAGCCTATGAAAACTTCAACATGGTCGAGATCGCTGACGCTCTCGGAGATATCCAGTACGTTGTCCACGGTGCCATCCACGTCTTTGGCCTTGAGAAGCTGGTAGGCTCTCTGAAGGACACCAGCAGTCTTGGTGATCTCTCCGACATCATGTCACCCGCCCATCAGGCGTGGCGGCTTGAATGCCTGAAAGAAGCCATCCTTCGTGATGAGCGCCTGTATCTGGCCCGCGTCCTCAAAGATATCCTTCAGGATCTTGACAAGGCTGCAAAGTACTTCAACATCGATCTGGATTACATCGTTGCCTGTATCCACAAATCCAACCTGACCAAGCTGGGCGAGAACGGTGAGGTTATCCGCCGCCCTGAAGATAACAAGGTCATGAAGGGTCCGAACTACCAGCCACCGACCGGTGACATCCGTGCGTACCTGTACGATGGGGTAAAAGATGCTAACATTCTCGGATGACCACGACAATCTCCGGTCCCGCCTAGTCGCTCTCGGTTATGGCGGGTACCGTGGAGACGATAAGAAGGTCATAGACGCCCTCATTGCAGTGCATCTGACCTTGGAGAGCTACAAGCTCTCAGGACAGGCTCAGGAGACCGTTCTGGCCCTTCTGAGCAGGGACGGACGGGCCTCCCTGTCCAACGTTCCGGACTGGGACGAGGATTCGTGGACTGACTTCGACTACGGTAACGTAAAGCAGGGTGAGTTCGTTCGGGTCAAGCCTGACGCATATGACTCCGAATCCGGCTCACGCCACAACGGTTTGGTGGGTGTTATGCAGTTCATGAAGAGCCGCGTATGTACCGTAGACTACATCGGTTTGGCTACCGGGAACAGCCACAAACACCCTATGGAGAAACTTCAATCTCTCAAGGGAGCGTATAATAGAAGACCATCCCAAAACACAAGGAGTACCTAAATGGTGACAGTATACACCAAGCCCGCATGCGTCCAATGCAACGCAACGTATCGAGCACTGGATAAGAACGGGATCGCTTACAACAGCGTGGATATCTCACAGGATGAGGCCGCACTTGCAACCCTGAAGGATCTCGGATTCCAGCAGGCACCTGTTGTGACAGCACCAACCGGTAACTGGTCAGGATACCAGCCGGACAGGATCACAGAACTCAAAGAGCACTTCGACGCTTCAGACGCGCTAGGATAGCTCATGCTGGTGTTCTTTTCCAGCACGAGTGAGAACACCGCTAGGTTCATAGAAAAACTCGATCTACCTGCTTTGAGACTTCCCCTGAAGACTGCCGACGCCGGACTTGTCCGCGTTGATCAGGACTTCGTTCTGGTGACTCCTACCTATGGGGCCGGGAGCAAGGGGTTCGTCCCGAAGCAGGTAGTCGCGTTTTTGAATCAGGAGCAAAATAGGGTAAGATGTAAGGGTGTGATCGGTTCCGGGAACTTGAACTTCCTTGGAGATTACTGCAAGGCCGGGGACATCATCTCGGCCAAACTACAGGTCCCTCTGCTCTATCGATTCGAGCTAGCCGGTACCCATGAAGATATACTTAAGACACAACAAGGATTGGCCCAATTTTGGCAAAAGTAACAGATGAAAGTCCCGTAGAACTAAACGCAGCCCTCAATCTCTGGGGTCCGGATGGAAAGATCCAGTTCGGTAAAGACAAGGAAGCTGCCAAGCAGTTCTTCCTACAGGAGGTCAACCCAACAACCCAGCACTTCTATACCCTAGAAGAGAAGCTGAACTTCCTCTACGACAACGAATACTACGAGCGCGAGGTCTTCGAGCAGTACAAGTTTGAGGATCTGAAGGATCTCTACAAGCTGGTCTACAGCTACAAGCCGCGCTTTGAGTCCTACTTCTCCGCGTTCAAGTACGACAAGCAGTACGGCATGAAGTCCTTCGACGGCAAGACCCGTCTGGAGCGCTTTGAGGACCGTGTTGTTGCCAACGCTGCCCTGCTTGGCCGTGGTAACGTTGAGGTCGCCCGTAAGATCGCTGTAGAGATCGTCACTGGCCGTCTACAGCCTGCCACACCTACGTTCTCCAACGCCGGTAAGAAGCAGCGAGGCGAGTACGTTTCGTGCTTCCTGCTCCGTGTTGAGGATAACATGGAGTCCATCGGTCGCTCGGTCAACTCTGCCCTCCAGCTTTCTAAGCGTGGCGGCGGTGTAGCAATCCTGCTCTCCAACATTCGTGAGTTCGAAGCCCCCATCAAGCACATCGAGAAGGCTTCCTCGGGCATCATCCCGGTCATGAAGATGTACGAAGACGCCTTCAGCTACGCGAACCAGCTTGGCACCCGTCAGGGCGCTGGAGCGGTCTACCTGAATGCCCATCACCCGGATATTGCCAAGTTCCTCGACACCAAGCGCGAGAACGCGGACGAGAAGATCCGCATCAAGACCCTCTCCCTCGGTGTTGTCGTCCCTGACATCACGTACGAGCTTGCCAAGAACAACGAAGATATGTACCTCTTCTCACCTTACGACGTGGAACGCGTCTATGGCAAGCCTTTTGCGGATATTTCTGTGACGGAATTGTACCGTGAGATGGTTGCTGACGCACGAATCAAGAAGTACAAGTTTGAGGGCGGGGCACGCGGCTTCCTTCAGACAACCGCTGAGCTTCTGTTCGAATCCGGCTACCCGTACATCCTCTTTGAGGATAACGCAAACCGCGCACATGCCAACGGTGAACTTGGACGCATCAACATGTCCAACCTCTGCACCGAGATCCTTCAGGCGAACACTCCGTCCGTCTTCAATGAGGATCTGACCTACGACACCCTTGGGCGTGACATCTCCTGTAACCTTGCATCGATGAACATTGCAAAGACGATGGAAGGCGGTAAGCTGGGTGAGACGGTCAACACCGCCATCCGTGCGCTCTCTGCTGTATCTGACCTGTCGGAAATCAACTCTGTTCCGTCTGTCCGCGAGGGTAACAACAAGAGCCGCGCCATTGGTCTGGGACAGATGAACCTCCATGGCTTCTTCATCAAGCACGGCTGGAAGTACGGTAGCCCGGAGTCGCTGGACTTCACCAACGCCTACTTCATGACTGTCGCCTACCACGCCTACAAGGCATCCATGGAGCTTGCCAAGGAAACCGGTAGCCCGTTTGACGGATTCGAGAAGTCCAAGTACGCTGATCCTGCATACCTGACCAATAAGTATGATCAGCCGGGCATGTTTGCTGTAACAAAGGGTACTGAAAAGATCTTTGAAGATTACGGCATTGAACTTCCTCGCTGGGGGGATTGGGACAGGCTAGCTGTAGAAATTGCAGAGCACGGCCTGTACAATGCCTACCTTCAGGCGATTCCGCCGACCGGTTCAATCTCCTACGTCAACTACAGCACAAGCTCCATTCACCCGGTGGCACAGGGGATTGAGACCCGCAAGGAAGGTCTGACGGGTCGTGTGTACTTCCCGCAGCCGTACGTCACCAACGAGAACTTCGCTGACGTGGAGGATGCTTATCAGGTAGGCCCGGAACGCACCATCGATGTATACGCTGAGGCAACAAAGCACGTCGATCAGGGCCTGTCGCTGACGCTGTTCTTCCCGGATACCGCCACGACTCGTGATATCAACAAGGCACAGATCTACGCATGGCGCAAGGGCATCAAGACGCTCTACTACAGCCGTGTCCGACAGGCTGATCTTGCCGGAACCGAGCTTGAGGGTTGCGTAAGCTGCGCCCTATAGTCTAACACTCTGGGTCACCTATTACTAGGTGGCCCAGAGCACTCTTTACAACAAATTTACGAAGGAGACGAATGTCTAAAGAAGCCATCAACTGGAACCGCATCCAAGACGACAAGGATGTAGAGGTCTGGAACAGGCTCACCAGCAATTTCTGGTTGCCCGAAAAGGTGCCGCTGTCCAATGACATCAAGACATGGGGAACCTTGTCCAAGGAAGAGCAGCAGACGACTATGCGCGTCTTCACCGGCCTGACCCTGCTGGACACCATTCAGGGTACGGTAGGCGCTGTGAGCCTCATCAAGGACGCCACAACGGCGCACGAAGAGGCTGTCTATACGAACATTGCGTTCATGGAGTCTGTGCACGCCAAGTCCTATTCGTCCATCTTCTCTACTCTTTGCTCCACCAAGGAGATTGACGAGGCCTTTGCTTGGTCACGCGAGAACAAGCACCTTCAGGCCAAGGCCAATCTGGTGCTGAATGACTACACGGACACCGACCCGCACAAGAAGAAGATCGCCTCAACCCTGCTTGAGAGCTTCCTGTTCTACTCGGGCTTCTACCTGCCGCTGTATTGGTCTTCCCGCACGAAGCTGACGAACACCGCTGACCTGATCCGCCTGATCATCCGTGATGAGGCTGTCCACGGATACTACATCGGCTACAAGTTCCAGCAGGGTCAGGCCAAGCTCACTGCTGAAGAGCGCCAGTACTACAAGGACTACACGTATGATCTGCTGATGGATCTGTACGAGGTTGAGTGCAAGTACGCTCAGGAACTTTATGACGGCCTTGGTCTGACTGAGGATGTCAAGAAGTTCCTGCATTACAACGCCAACAAGGCTCTCCAGAACCTTGGCTATGACGCCCTGTTCCCTGCTGAGGTCACTGATGTCTCCGCGTCGATTCTGTCTGCGCTCGCTCCGAACTCTAACGAAAACCACGACTTCTTCTCCGGGTCCGGTTCTTCGTATGTCATCGGTAAGACGGTCGCCATGGATGATGAGGACTTCGATTTCTGATGGTACCTTCAGTTGGTCAAAAGGTCCGTACCCGATGTGATGGAAAATTCTGGTGGACTGTCCATGCGTCAGGAAGCCGGTATGCCATCTGCTCTCGTCAGGCCCCGTTCAAACCTAAGGGCCAGTACCTGTACACCATCATGGACTTTGAGAAGGGGATTCAGGGTCCGTGCAATCTGATCGGGCAGGGCTGGGACGTAACCCAGTACAAGACTCCTGAGTTGGGCTGGAGACTGCTACATGTGGCCCTGCTGAACGGTTCTCTGGAGATCTCGCACCGCAACAACGCTGCTCTCGTCATTACCGAAATCAAATAGGAAAGGTCCACTCTTCGGGGTGGACTTTTCTGTTTCTATGGTGTAGGCTATAAGCATGGAAATTGAAATTGAGCTTGAATTTACCAAGTGCCCTGATTGTCAGGTTGATGTTGGCGAGCGCCACGAAGATGGTTGCGACGTAACCCCCTGCCGGTTCAGCGGAACCCAGTTGCTGATGTGCGGGTT